TGAATCAAATCACCATTGTAAGCCATAACAGGATAACAAATATCAGTAGCAATTCCTTGCATAATTCTGACATCATCATCCGAATAACCACAAATAATGGCAACATCAATCATGATTCGAAAGGCTGCAAACATCACCTGAGCGGGCATGCGGAGATCATATTTACTATAATCCCCTGCTAGGATACGATCCTCGCCAAAATGTTTCATATGAGCACCTAACTCAGACCAATCAGGTCCCATGCAGTTAACACCAACTGCACATTCTGAGAGTGCTGGAAACAACGAGAAAATCCTCGCAATCGGCAAGAAATACATCCTAGTCATCATTTGTAAGACAATAGGCGCGGCTTGAAAAACACGCACCTTATCCTTAGACAGTTTTGTAGGCTCATCTTTGAGACACGCTTTGAAGGCAGGATAATACCTTTCTCCATTGCGATATCCCTCAACAGCTTTATCAAACTCTGTCCAGAAAATGTCGTCCAATTCTGCTGGACAATTAAAACCCTCAAACAGAGATGGATCCAAGTAAGTTAAAAAATTACGCTTGGCTCCACTCAAGGGATATCCAACTGATGTATTGGGCGGCATCTTGTCTACAAACTTCTTGCCATCGATTCCGCAAACAGTTTCCATCCTAGTTAAAGGACGAGTGTTCTCGCGGAGTGCATGGTATTCATTCAACAAGGAATGAAAAGGCTTTTCATAATCCTCAACTGCTTTAGTTAAAAGATCACCTTCAAAACCATGCGATGGTTGACAAGAATGTTCCAATGATGCATGCCATGGATCACCTTTGCGAAATTTAGGTTTGCCCCATTTGTTAGCAACTCCACACACTTTCTCAACATGCTTACTAATGTGGGAAGTTACAACATCTGAATAATAGGTTACACGCCCCTTACAAGATCCAAAAATCTCGATATTGGGCGTTTTACCATCAACAATGGGCAATTTTCGCAAAGGGCTCTTCTCATGAATAGTGGATCCCTCAAAAAACTGAACACCATACTTTTCAGTTTCGAATGTTCCAGAACTAGCACCAATTAAAACTCCGGGTAGGGCTTGAAGGCGTTGCAAAGAATCATC